CTACAATTTGTCGCGCAGCTCTTGCCGTTGGTGGGGTGGCAGCATGCCAGCAACTACGGAGAGCAGTTCCAGGAGCCGGCGATCTTCCGCTTCTGTTTCACCCCTAAATTCAGGCTTTAGAACCATCAGGCGCACTTTCTTCCGCGGTGCCCGGCCCAGCATGGCCAGCCATTCAGTGAGTTGCTTGTGATAGTGCGAATAGTCGGATGTGCCAGGCCGCAGTTCTTCGAAAAAGTCTTTCAGAACCCATTCAGTGTTTCGACCGTCGAGGTCTTTGTAGTTTCGCAGATATGTCTCTGCGTCCAAATCTTGATAACCAGCAAATTTCGAGAATCCAAACTGCGGGTCTTCGGGCTTGCGGGTGTCCACGTACCAAGCGTGGACGAACCCCAAGCGGTCTGCGAGCTCTTGAGACTTTTCCAGCTCTGTCTGCAGGCGAGCAATATTACTGAGAACTTGCTCGGCGTTGGTAACTACCCTCACGTCTAATCTCCTTCATCAACCACGTGGTAGATGCACGTTGCACGCTTCGGTCGACGCTGTAAATACTACGTGGTAGATGAAGTAGATTGGAGCGCGAGAGTTCAGAGTGAACATACGGTGCCTTACGCGACTTCGATGAGCAGCAAGCGCATTAAGAACATGGTGATATAAGTCTAGAGAATGGACGAGAGCAGCGCGACAAAGACGATCGCCAGCTACAGGTTGCTCAGCCATTGAATGGACCAAATCTCGCGATGTGCTCTCTTAGCTCATTGCATGCAGGCCCCATCAGCGCCGTTGCGTCTTCGCCTGGTACATAGCGATACGGGATCGTGGTCACGCCCGCCAAGTCGCTTGGGAGCTTCACCTTGTCTTCGCGCGGTTCCATTAGAATGGCTCGCTGGCGATTCAGGCGACCCATGAATAACCCCAGTTCGAAAATGACATTGTCTCGTGGGCTGGGCCAGTCGGCGCCTCTGCTCGCGGTCACGTCGTCAGAATGCGCGACCGCGACCGCGAAGTCGCACTTCTCAAGTTCATCCTCTAGACTCTGAAGGGGGTAGTTCGCGACCTTGAATACTCCGTCCGTCCAGGGAACGACTAGAAAGTCTCGGCTCAGAGCGTTCTGGATAATTCTTGCGACGCCCACGGCCTCACCAGAGGATATCAGGAAGACTCTTATCTTGTCTCGATAGGCGCCTATTGCGGAATTGCGCTGCATCAGGCGGCGGGCCAGCTCACGCGCGATGTTGCGATACATCTCCGGATATCTGCCTGCAATCTCAGAAAACTGGACCTCAGAAAGCCGCGCCAGGACGGCTTCCTCACGTGCCACTACCGTCGCAGATCGTAGTTGCGTTGGTTCGATCGCAGCCATCTCTCCCACGCAGTCGCCAGGGCCGCGCGCCGCAACATTTCGCCCATTGATGACTACCTCAAAGGTTCCCGCGACAATAAAGAAGATGTCATTTTCTGAGCTGCCCTGTTGGATGATCGCGTCACCAGTTGCGGCTGGAATGAGCTCGACTTGGTCTGCCAGCTCTTCGGCCAGCTGACTGTTTCCAGCCACAAGCTTTTGCGCTCGGAGGGCGTCTACCCGCCAACGTTTACCGTCGTTACCAAGAAATCTGTTAAGCATACTCAAACCTTAGAACTCCCACCAATAGGTCGAAGAGTAAACCTTGTCGTTGTTGTGCGCGGACCACTGCCATGACCTCCACATGTTGGTCCCTTTCGAAAGCTTCTGGGCGTCATCCAAATAATCGTATACCCTGTCGGTGATCCACGTCGCGTAATCAGCACTTTCTGCAGTGAGTTTTGCGGCCAAGTTCGCTGCGTTTCCCACCCATACGAGATCATTGTCGCCGCGTACGCCGGTGCGAGCGACCCGCAGTTCTGATGTGTCGATGCCGACGACGTGCTTAACATTATAGGAGCTGTTCTTGTAGACGCCCTTCAGCTCTGTCTGGACGTATTTCTTCACCGCGTAGTTGATCTTAAGAGCGCAGCGGACTGCGTCGTTGCATTGCCGTCCACCAACGAAGACGCCCATCACTCTGTCGCCGTCATAGGAGACGATCGTACCTCCGGCGTCGTTGATTAGTCTGGAAGCAGCGTAAAGATAAGTCTTGTAGACCTCAGCTGAAAATTCCCACTTCTTTTCTTCAACAAGCGACGTGGACTGATCCAGGTCGGCGTAGAGCACGGTCGCGCGTTCAAAGTGGATGGCTTCGTTACTTAACTTCAGGTCTTGCGGGGCAGGCACCTTCTGCCCTTTGCGCGTCTCCCAAGCTGTAGCGAAGGTGGAAGATGCTTTGTTCTTGATGTCGTCTGCCAAACTCATAACGCTTCCTCGGCCTGCGCAACGCTTCTACGGTAGAATTAACGTTGTTTCGCTTCACTGTAGGAGCTGGATATTACGTAGATGACGTCAATGAGCAACAGCTTCAAGGTCGGGCTTAGTCGAGCCGTCGACTGTTGCCCAACCACATTCCCTTGCGACTTAGTATCTCATGTGCCCCCTGCTTCATCGGCCGGGCGTCGAACGCCGCTTTGGGCGACGCTGGGTGCCCGGAAGGAACTTGAGTATGCACCGGTCCGAGGGGGCGGCCTGGGCGCATTCTACTTCTCTGGAACTTGTGAAGGATGGCGTTATACAAGTGCCACCGGTTCGCCAGTCGTGGCGATGATACTATTCTGAGAACGAGTGAGGGTGCATAGATGACTGATGTGGCGGCAAGGAAACTCTTCGACCTCGTGAGTCGAGCGAACGTCGCATTCACTCGGCAACCCAGCGTCAAGGCACTGGAAGGCGCCGAGGTTAGCGATTTTGCCGAGCTTATCTCCTCAGTAGTCAATCTGGTGCGCGATACTCGGGATGAGATTCTTAGGGCGGAGTTTACGAGAGAAAATCACGCAGCCAGTTTGCTGCAGCGTTTGGACGATTCTCAACGCGCTGTGCTGAATAGCTTGGCGAAGCGGGGAAGCGGTAACACCACCGGTCCCCTTGTTCACGACATTCATGTTGAACGGTTTCTGAACATTGCGGAACAGCTGGAGAATGCCGGTATTCTGGCAGCTGAAATGGCCTCGCGTGAAGACATGGTCGGCGAAACCGAAGCCCTAATTGCCGAAGTAAAGAATTGGGACCTCGGCGATTACGCAAAGAGAACGTTGCTGATCCAGTTGAACTATGTGGTTCGCGTAGTGCAGGTGGCGGATACCTACTCAGACGCTGACCTCCGAATGCGGGTGAGGGAGGTCATCGCGAACTTTGCAGCCGAATTTGCTGAGATGGACAAGAAGCATCAAACCCACCTTGAGCGGTTGCTTATGTGGGCGCGACGCGGCTTCTTCACAGGGACTGTAGTGCTAGGTCTGACGGCGGATGTCGCGACGGTTACAGCCCTTCTGCCGGCACCGCCACTACAACTTGGAAGCCGGTGAGACCACGTCCCCATGCTCGAAATGGGTCTTGCTCGACTGAACAATCGTGCGCGACGTGAAAAACGCGATCCTCTTGCATGACCTAGAACATACTGGGCCTTATGCGAACTTGGCGTGGCTCAAGGTCCAGCCGTAGACAGCCCTGCCATCAATCCGAGACGTGGCTCCACCAGATGACTTTTCCGATGAACTGCAACCTTTCAACCTCTTCTCCTGAGAACGTCTCTGGATCGAATAGACGACGGTTTTCTTGGTAGAGTGTTATCGCGTTGGAGGCTGAACGCCTTGCCGCCATGATCCTGTATTCATGATCAACTTTCAAAACGAAGATTTCGTCATGAACTACATGTTTCAGTTGCCTTTTCATCGGGCGAGTGCGGGGCGATCGCTTTTTCGTGTCGATCAGAAGCGTGTCGCCGTCCCAAATTAGCGGCTCCATTAAGGAGCTTTTATTTCTGAGTAAACAGAGGTGCTCGGGTGAGCTGCCGATACTATTGAGCCAGTCTGTTCGGAAAGCGAGTGTCTCAGCATCTCTTAGAGCGTCCACGCCTTCATAGGGTCCGTCACGGTCTATATCGAGCGTTCGACTGATAAGAGTGAATTCATCGATAAACTGGATTGTTTGATGGTGCGAAGGCGGGCGCGCGTTTTTTCGCGGTGGGCCAAAGTAGAACTCAATACCTAGAGCTTCGCAAATTTGCTGGGTCTTCGAGAGCGTCGGACCAGCACTCGCTCTTGAGGTGTTTTTCGCACTTCTGAGCAGGTTCCGGATCGTATCTGGCGGAAGGTCAAACTTCTCTTCTGCGGCTGACGGCCTAAGGCCGAGCTCCTCGAGGCGAGCCTCCACGCACTTAATGAATTCCATAGGCGCATCCATGACATCGGTAGGGATACCGGGAAAAAAACTCGTTGACTATCGGTAACGATACCATAATTGTATATGGTAACGATACCGGGAGATTGCCATGAGCACAACGATCATTACGGCCATAGCGAGCGCCTACATCGCTCATACTGGGCTGAAGGAATCCACAGTATCCACCTATGCTTTGAATGACGGGAAGCGTTTGGCGATGTACCGGAGAGGCATCGCCGACCTTACTACCTCGCGCTTTCATAGGACCATGAATTGGTTCGATGAAAACTGGCCCGAGGACCTCCAGTGGCCCCGAGACGTTGATCGGCCGAGCTGCATGCGAGCGGTGGCTCGGAGGCGGTCATGACTAAGTTTCCCAATGACAGGCTAGTGAAGTCCACCGATGTTCAGTTGAGGCCAGAGGTCAGGTCAGACGGTGGACGCCTGATGCTGGTGGTTCATTCCGAATGCGTGGAAGACGCGACTTGTGAACGTTCGAGAGGGTTCCGCCCAAATTTATGGCGTCTAACTCAGTGGAGTTGTCGGAGTTCGTCAAAGCTTCGTAAAGCAGAGGCGCGGTTTTCGGATAGCATTTGGGGAGACGCGGTCTCCGGAGCTTGTCTCCTGATTATTGCAACCTCGCTCCTGTTCATTCTGTGGGGGCTGCAATGAACGCTGGGGAAACAGCAGAAGTTCAGAAAACCATCACCGAATTGCGGGTGAGCGACATTGTCATCGGTGACCGCCTTCGTCCTGTATCCGACGCTGGCGTAGTCGCAATCATCGCTTCGATAGAAGAGCTGGGGGTCATGAAGGACCCAATCCACGTTCGCAAAGTGAAACACCGTGGCGGCGAATATGTGCTCCTCGCGGGCGCCCACCGGCTTGCCAGCGCGCAGCGTCTCGGCTGGGAGACCATCAAGGTCACCTGCTGGACCTGCAATGATGATTTCGCGCGGCTGATGGAGATCGACGACAACCTCGCGGGTGCGGAGCTGACGGCATTGGATACTGCGGTGTTCCTGGCCGAACGCAAGCGCCTCTATGAGAAACTGCACCCTGAAGCGAAGCGCGGTGCAGCTGGTGCAAATGCCCGCTGGGATGCAACGGAACAAAGTTCCGTTGCATTTTCGACGGCGACCGCAGAGAAATTCGGCCTGTCCGCTCGACAGGTGCGCAAGATTGTCGCCGCAGGTGACTGCCTCGCGCCTGATGAGGTCCGCAAACTTCGCAGCGCCCCGCGTGCGGTCAGCCTCAAGGATCTGCAGGAAATCGGCAAGATCGGTCAGCCCGCCGAGCGGTATCATGTGGTTGAAACCCTCGCCGCCGGCGGCGCGAAGAACGCTGCGAAGGCCCGCAAGCTCTGGAAGGCAGAGCAGGGCCTTGCGCCGGAGCCGCCGCGGCCTGCCGAGCAGGAATACATGCGCCTCCTCGACAGCTGGGACCGCAGCCGGAAATCCTCCCGCAAGCTCTTCCTAGGAGAACGCCTCGACGAGGTTCGAGCACTGCTCGCGGAAATCGGTGACGGCGATGATCTGGAAGGGGTGGAGAGCGATGACTGACACTCCCACGCAGGAATGGTGGAGTGCTGCGGAACTCGCGGAGGCGGGGCTGCCGGGCCTTCCCACCACCAAGCGCAAGATCAACGAGCTTGCCGCTCGTGAAGGGTGGAAGAACCGCGCAGGCAAAGTGCGCCGGCGCCGTGCTGCCGGAGGCGGTATGGAGTACCATTGGTCGCTGCTGCCCCTGCGTGCTCGGCTGCAGCTGACCGCGCCGCGCGAGGCAGTACCGGAGCCGTTCCTTTCTCGGACCGCCGCCTGGGCAGAGTTCGAGGCGGCGACGGGTGCGGCCCAGGCGAAGGCGCGCAAGCGGCTGGAGGTCCTGCAGGAAGTTGAAGCGCTGGAGGGGGCGGGTCTCACCCGCAGCCTGGCGGTCAAGTCCGCCGCCAAGAATACGGGCAGCGCGGTCAAGTCAATCTGGAACTGGTTCGAGAAGATCAACGGCATCGCCGAGGAAGATCGCCTAGCCTATCTCGTTGACCGCCGCGGGGTAAAGAAGCCCAAGTCCGCCGTCACTGCGTCGCCGGAGTTCTGCGAGATCGTCAAGAGCGCCTTCCTGCGCCAGGGCGGGCCGGAGTTCACTGCCTGCTACGATTGGGCTGTGGACATCGCCGAAGCTGAAGGCCTACCGATCCTGCCGATCCACACCGTGCGGCGCTGGTATCAGAGCACGGTCTCCAAGCCGACCGAGATTTACCACCGCAAGGGGGCCGAGGCGCTGCGCCGATCCTTCCCGCATCAGACCCGCGACAAGGCGGCGATGGTGCCGCTGGAGTGCATCCAGGGCGACTACCACAAGTTCGACGTCTTCGTGCGCTGGCCGGGCGAGAAGGACCCCGTGCGTCCGCAGGGCGTGTTCTTCTCGGACGTCCACTCGGGCAAGATGCTCGCCTGGCGTCTGGACCTCACCGCCAACAGCCACACGGTGCAGCTGGCGATCGGCGACGTGATCGAACGCTTCGGCGTGCCGCAGGCGGCGCTCCTCGATAACGGTCGCGAGTTCGCGGCCAAGGTGATCACCGGCGGCGCGGAAACGCGCTTCCGCTTCAAGATCACCGACGAGGACATCCCGGGGCTTCTGCCCATGATGGGCGTCAAGGTCCATTGGGCCACGCCTTACTCGGGCCAGTCCAAGCCTATCGAGCGGGCCTTCCGCGACTTCTGCTCGCGCATCGCCAAGCACCCGGCTTTCGAGGGCGCCTATACCGGCAACAAGCCCGACGCGAAGCCGGAGAACTATGGCAACCGCGCCATCCCGCTCGAAGCGTTCCGGGAGGTGATGGAGCGCGAGGTCGAGAAGCACAACGCTCGCACCGGGCGCCGCAGTGAAGTGGCCTTTGGCAGGTCGTTCAACGACGTGTTCAACGAGGGATATAAGACAGCACCAATTCGCCGTGCCACCGACGAACAGCGACGCCTCTGGCTGCTGCGCGCGGAAGGCCTTCGCGCCGCCACCAAAAATGGCGAGCTCAAACTGCATGGCTCGCGCTACTGGGGCGAGTGGATGTACCGCATCGCCGGCCAGAAGGTGGTCGCGCGCTTCGATGGCGACAAGCTCCATGCCGGGCTGCACGTCTATGACCTCAGCGGCTCCTACCTCGGCCACGCGCCCTGCCTCGAGAAGGGCGACTTCCTCGACGTGCAGGCGGCGCGCGACGTGGCGCGCAAGCGCAACCAGTTCGTGCGCACTGCCCGCGAGGCTGCGAAGGCCGAGAAGGAGTTCAGCGCCGCCGAGATCGCAGCGCGCCTCAAGGCCGCTGGCAAGATCGTCGGGGACGAGCTGCCCGAGGCAGAGGTGGTGAAGCTGGTGGCGCCGCATCCGAAGGCCCCTTCAGGCCTGCGCCGCCGCCAGCCGAGCGCCGAGCAGCGCGAGGCCGACGAGCGCCTCGAGGCGCAGGTCACCCGTCTTTCCAGCCGTCGCGCCGCACAGGCCGCGCCCGACGACGATCCCGAAACCAGATTTGCCCGGGCTCTCGAGCTCGAAGCAATGCTTGCCAACGAGCAAGCTCTCACGCCGGCGCAGTCCGATTGGCTCGCCGAATACCAGCAATCAGCAGAATACCGGGGCTTCGTACGCGTGCATCGACGCCTCGGGAAAAACGACAAGTAAGGGTAAAGAGGAGTAGAGCATGACGCCGTCCATCGCACCTCTGCGCAACGTCGCAGCATTGGTCAGCCTGGTCGAAAGGGTACAGACCAGGACCTTTGGCCTTCCGGGCATGGCAACCTTTTATGGTCCGAGCGGGTGGGGCAAAACCACCGCCGTGACCTTCGCGTCCAATGAGTTCCAGGCACACTGTGTCCAGGTCAAAGACTGCTGGACACCGACCTATCTCGCGCAGGCCATCCTGCGGGAAATCGGACTGCCGAACGTCCGTGGCGGGGTTGCCGCCATGGTCGACGCCATCGGCGCGCAGCTTGCGCGCACTGAGCGGCCGCTGATCATCGACGACGCACAGTACCTGCTGCGCAAGCGCATGATCGAGCTGACCCGCGACATCTACGAGAGCAGCCAGGCCACGGTGATCCTCGTGGGTGAAGAGAAGCTGCCGCAGGAACTGACCCGGTGGGAGAACATCCACAACCGCCAGCTCGCCTGGGAAGCAGCGCTGCCGTGCAACCTCTCGGACGCTGAGAAGCTCTGCGAGATTTACTGCCGCGGCGTCGAGGTCGAGACCGAGCTGCTCTCGGCAATCGTCGAGGCTTCGAACGGATCGATCCGCCGGGTGGCAACCAACCTCGCGCGCGTGCAGGAGCTGGCACGCACCCGCGGCACCACCGTGGCCACGCGCGCCTTCTGGGGGGATCGTGCCTTCCAGACCGGCCAGCCGCCCGAGGTCCGGCGTGTCGATGACTTCCGTCCCAGCACGGTCAGCGCTCTGCGCGGGAAGGCAAAATCCGCATGACTACCGACTTCACTACCGACTTCCGCTCCGACATGGAGAAGCACGCCTGGGGCATGGTTGAAAGCCTGCCCGAGTTCCACTGGACTGACCTGACCGCCAAGGGCATCGCCCAGCACACGGCGCAGGCCTTCGTGCGCCGCTGGCAGCAGACTGGCCGCATCCGCCTCAGCCGCCGCGACGAGCAGCAGCGCAAGCTCTTCGTCAGCGCCGCCCGCGCCATTCCGGTTCTGCCGCCCCGCGCGGCGACGGATCGGCAGGCGACGCCAGAGGGCAACATGTGGCGCACCATGCGCCGCCTGGTGACCTTCACCCCGACCGATCTCGCCGCGCACTCCAATGCCGGCGGCGTCGAGGTGACGCTCGACAAGGCGCGGGCCTACTGCCGCCAGATGCTGAGCGCCGACTACCTGAAGGTGCGCGAGACCGCGATCCCCGGTCGCCGCGAGCCGCGGTACCGGCTCATCCGGGATACCGGTCCGCTTGCCCCGCGCACACGCCAGCTCACCGGCATCTTCGATCCCAACGACAACCGGTTCATGCCGGCAGACCGGGAGGTGGCGCGATGAGTGTCCTGGCAACGGCCCGCGAAGCATGGGGGGAAAGCTGCCCCGACTGGATCGAAGCGCTGGCGGTCGAATGCGATCGCACGAGCCAGAACCAGACGGCGAAACGGCTTGAGCGCAGCACCGCGATGATCTCGAAGGTTCTGCGCAACAAGTACCCGGCCGACATGCAGGCGATCGAGGATGTGGTGCGCGGTGCGCTCATGTCCGAGACCATTGCATGCCCGGCCCTGGGCGACATCGGCAAGCAGACCTGCCGGAAGTGGCGCAAGAAGTCGCGCGACTTCGAGAACGTCAACAGCCTCTACGTGCAGATGTTCCGCGCCTGCAATCGCTGCCCCCGCAACGACACCGAGAAGATGGCCAAAGGCCACGAAGGAGACCTGACATGACCGCACAGCCGACAATTCCCGAAGGCTATATGAAGAACGGTCGAGGGGAGCTGATCCCCGAGGCCAAGGTGAAGCCCGAAGACAAGCTCGAGGATGATCTGGTCCGCCGCATGGCCGCGCTGGCGCGTTCGACGAGCGGGGAGCTGGCCAAGCTGAAGGCGCTCGCGATGGGCGAGGCCGAGGCGTTCCAGGCTGAGGTCGCGTCGCTCTATGGCGCTATCAAGGGCGGCGCAAAGGGCAACATGACCCTGCGCAGCTTTGATGGCTCGCTCGAGCTGCAGGTCGCGGTCTCCGAGCACATCACCTTCGGCCCGCAGCTGAAGGCGGCGAAGGAGCTGATCGACAACTGCATCGAGCGGTGGGCCCAGCACAGCGATGACAACCTGCGCGTCATCGTGCTCGACGCCTTCCAGGTCAACAAGGCGGGGCGGATCGACACGCAGCGCGTGCTCGGCCTGCGCCGCCTGTCGATCGAGGATGCCGAGTGGAAGCGCGCCATGGACGCGATCTCGGACGCCGTGCGCGTGTCGGGCTCCAAGACCTACGTGCGCTTCTACGAGATCGACCCTGAGACCGGGGACCGCTCGCCGATCTCGCTCGATCTGGCCAGCGTCTGAGGGAGCGCGGGATGGTGCTCTGGGTTCTTGGTGCGCTTCTTTTGGGCGCGACGGTGTGGGCGGCGATGTACGCCGGCTACACCCTTTCGGGGTGGGAGCAGGGCGCGGTCAGCAAGCGCCAGGCGCGCTTTGCGGTCGTCGGCGCCGCGCTTCTCACCATGGCCATGCTGGCGCTGATCATGGGGGGCATGTGATGACGCGATCCCTGCAACGCATGATCCACGTTGGCTGCCGTGAGCTCGGCCTCGACAGCGAGGCGCGGCGCGGCCTGCAGCTGGCGGTGACCGGCAAGGCCAGCCTGTCGCAGATGAATGAAGCCGAGTTGAAGCTGGTGGTGAACCGCTTGAAACAGGATGGCTTCAAGCCCGAGCAGCGCAAGGCCGGCAAGCGCAAGCCGGCCCCGCGCGCTGACCTGCGGCTGATCCATGTGATCTGGCGCAAGCTCGGCGAGGCGGGCGAGCTCGAGCGTCCCGATCGGGCCGGGCTCAACGCCTTCATCCGCGTCCGCTTCGAGAAAAGCTGGGGCATGGTGCCGGCGGATGTCGACATGCTGCGCGAGTGGCAGCAGATCGACGATGTGCTGCAGGCGCTGATGTCGTGGGGCAAGCGCGCCTCGATCGACTTCGATTGGTCGGGGCTGCGCAAATGAAAAAGCCGCGGCACCCTGTCTCGGATCACGCCGTGCTGCGCTACCTCGAGCGCGTGGAAGGCATGGACGTCGAGGGCGTGCGTCGCGACATTGGTCGGCGCGTCGATGCCGCTCTCGCGGGCGCCGAACGGGCGAGCGGCGTGACATTGGGCGGCTTCAGCTACCGCATCGGTGAAAGCGGCATCGTGTCGACGGTCCGCCGTGCGTCCCGCCCCGAACGCGGCCGGCCCAAGCGCCGCGGCCCGCGGGTTCGTGACGATGATTGAGCTGCCCCGCGCCCCGGCTCATGTCGAGCCCTATATCGAGGCCCTGGGCTTCGATCTCGCCGTCGAGTTCCTTTTGGAGTTCGGCGGCACGGCCGTTTATCTGCCCGACCGCGCCGGTGGGCGCGGCGAGGTCGAGCGCTTCCTCGGCGCCGAGAAACTCAAGGCGCTGAAGGGGCAGGAGCACCGGATGAGCGCCCGGGTGCCGCGCCCTAAGCGGTGGCTTGCCATGGTGCTGCGCGCCCAGGGCTTGTCAGAAGCGCGAACCGCGCGCAAAGTGGGCGTGACCGACAAGACCATCCGCCAATGGATGCGCGGTCCCGGCGGAAACGCCTCCCAACTCTCCCTTTTCTGACCCGCCTACAAGACTACCCCGCACCACGCGTGCGAATGTCTTGGGGCACCCTTCAAGAGCCATTCTGACACGGAAGTCGGCGGTCACGTCCGCCATGAACTCCGTCCGAGGTCAGAATGCAGACATCACAAAAAGGCATCGCGTTTCTGGAGCGGCATGAAGGTGTCGTCCTGAAAGCCTACCGTGACCCCGTCGGGGTCTGGACCATCGGCGCCGGGCTCACCGCCGCGTCGGGCGTGGTCAAGCCCAAGGCGGGCATGAAGATCACCGAGGCCGAGGCTTCGAAGCTGCTGGCCGAGGCGCTCTCGCGCAACTACGAGCCCGCCGTGCGCCTCGCCATGCCCTGTGCAGAGCAGCACGAGTTCGACGGCGGCATCAGCTTTCACTGGAACACCGGCGCGATCTCGCGCGCGAGCTGGGTCAAGTCCTGGCTGATGAAGAGCTGGGCGCTGGTCGAAAGCGGCCTCGCTCTCTGGAACAAGGGCGGCGGTAAGGTGCTGCCTGGGCTCGAACGCCGCCGTCACGAAGAGTACCTGGTGATCCGCAGCGGGCTCTACGCAGGTGCGGTGAACCCCGGCGCGTCTGCCATCAATGCCAGCGTCGTGCTGCCGCTGACTCGCATCGAGCTTGCGGACATCCATGCGGCTTTCCGCACCCTTGGTTACGAGCCCGGCAGCGAGCCTTCTGCCATCCGCGCCGCCGCAGTCGTGAAGTTCCAGCGCGATCACGACCTGACCGTCGATGCGGTCATAGGCAAGGCCACTCTCAGCACACTGCAGCGCCGCCTCGATGCGATCGAGAAGGCCAAGGCCGACGTCGCTGCGGCGGCGGTGGGCGGCGGCGGCTCCGTCGCTGCGCCCCAGGCCCCCGGCCTCGACGCGCTGCCGATCGCGGAGTGGCTGCCCTGGGCGGCCGGCGCGCTGATCCTCGCCTGGGCGCTATGGCGCGCCTGGCAGTACCGCGACGTCCTGGCCGCGAAGCTCCAGCGCATCTTCCCCGGCATTTCCCGCATCCTTCGGAGGTTCTGACATGTCCGCGTCCGCTCTCATCTCGCTTGCCGGCTCGATCGGCGCGCCGCTTATCGAGCAGGTCCTCGCCAAGCGCATCGGCGCTGGTAACGCCGACCTGGTCGCCAACGTGCTGGCGGAGATCGCCGGCCAGCTCGGGGTTGCGCCCGAGGAGATCGAGGGGCTGGCACAGTCTGATCCGGGGCGTGTCGAGACGGCGATAATCGAGGCTGAAGCCACGCTCGGTGAGCGGGTCGCGCTCTACACGCAGGGGCTCGAATACCAGCTCGCAGCGCTGAAGGCGGAGGCGGGCGATCCGGTCTGGATGCGCGCCTGGCGCCCGGCGGGCATGTATGTGCTCGGCTTCCTCTGGGTCTGGGCAATAGTCTTGCTGCACGTCGCCAACGCCATCTTCAAGATCGCGTTGCCGCAGCCCGACCTCTGGGTGCTGTTCCAGCTCACCGCCCTCTACATGACGCTCTACATGGGCGGCCACACCTTCAAGGATTTCGTCTCCACCCGCTGGGGCGGGAAAGGGGGTGCGGCATGATGCGCGCCCTCGGCCGAGCGGCCCTGGTCTTTACCCTTGCGCTGATCGCGGTGGCGCTGAGCCTCACCGCCGCCCTGGCGCAGGAGTTCGAAGCCTGCGCGCCGCGCGGTACGATGGTCGAGATGCTGAGCGAGGTCTTCGGTGAGGAACCTCGCGCGATCGGGCTCACCGGAGACGAGCGGATGATGGAGCTCTTCGTCTCGGAAGCCGGGACCTGGACCATCCTGCTTACCACCGCAACCGGCATCTCCTGCCCGATCTCGGAGGGCAGCTCGTTTGAAAGGCGGACGCCGCCCGGGAGCGGCCCGACGTGGTGATTGATCTCGACCTCTTCATGAAGCTCGCCTCCTTCGGCCTGTCGATCGGCGCGATGGTCTACGCCTTCTTTGCCAATCGGCAGAAGGGGAACGACGAGCGGTTCGAGGTGGGCTCGAAACGCATGGATCGGCACGAGCTCCGCATCCAGGCGCTGGAGCAGTCGATCCGCATCCTGCCCACCCGCGACGACATCCACGAGCTGCAGCTCATGCTCGCGCGGCTCAACGGGAACATGGAGCGCATGGATGCCCACATGGGCGGCCAGCAAGAAATCATCAAGCGGCTCGAACTCGTCGTTGCCCGCCAAGAAGACCACCTTCTGAAAGGACAAAAGGGATGAGCTACGCTGACGAACTGCGCGAGCATGCCCGCATCGCCATTCTGCGTCTGCTCGAAGACGCGCCGCGCTACACCTCCAACGTGTCGATGATGACCGACCTGCTGCGCCGGCTTGGCATCGGCTACACCCGCGACCAGGTCGCCGGCGAAATCCGCTGGCTCGAGGAGCAGGGGCTGCTGACCAGCGAGGACCTCTCGGGCTTCATCATCGCCACGGCCACCGTGCGCGGTATCGAGGTGGCGCAGGGAATCGTGACCTACCCCGGCGTCCAGCGCCCCCGGCCGGGGGCGTGAGCCATGCCGGTCCCCGCCAAACTGGACCTCATGCCCGAGGAGCTGCGCACCTGGTTGCGTGAGGCGCTGGAAGCCCGCGGCTTCGGCGACATTGTCTCGGTCACCGAGGAGTTAAACTTCCGGCTGCAGGAGCAGGGGCTCGAGCTCAGCGTCGGCAAGACGGCCGTCGGCAAGTTTTCCAAGGCCCTGAAGGACCAGCGCGAGGCCTTCTCGCTCGCCGAGACGCTGCTTTCCGACATGGACATCGAGGCCGAGGGCGAGATGCACAAGGTCCTCATGCAGATGATCGCCACCTCCGCCGTCCACATGATGCAGGCCGTGCGCGAAGACGACGGACACCTCGAGCCCAAGGACCTGATGAACCTCGGCCGCATGCTCAAGGACCTCATGTCGAGCTCGGGCATGCGCGAGAAGCTTCTCGCCGACGAGCGCGCCCGCGTCTCGCGCCTGGCGAAAGAAGAGGCTGCCGAGAGCATCGAACAGAACGCTCGGCAACTCGGGCTCACCGCCGCGACGGTCGCGGGCATCAAGTCGCAAATCCTCGGAGTGCAAGCATGATCCGCGCCATCCATTTTGCCGACATCGGCGAGTTCCGCAAAGGTCGCGTGTCTGGCAGCGTGCTTTTCACCAACCACGTGGATCACCCGAACGAGCAGGGCACGCTTCTCTTCTTCTGCCCCTGCGGCTGTGGCGCGCAGAACCGGATCACCGTCGGCGAGGGTTTCAAGCCGAACATCCACGCGCCGTCCTGGCACTGGGATGGAAACCGCGTTGATCCGACCTTGAAGCCCTCTGTCAACGTGGAGGGCCACTGGCATGGCTGGCTGCGCGGCGGCTACTGGGAGGTCTGCTGATGCGGCGCATGTTCCAGAGTCTCGCGGCCTTCCTGATCTCCGATCACGCGCCGATCCGCCCGAGCTTTGCGCCGCGGCGCGCGGAGCCTCGGGTCACTGATCCCGCCAAGCGCAAGGCGCGCCAGGCGCAGAAGCGGGCGCGGAAAATCACGCGCTATTCACGCAAGCGGGGCAAGTGATGGCGGAAGCTCTCACCGACGCCGAATGGGACGAGCTGCGGGCCGAGAGCCGGCAGACGCTGCCCGAGGCACTCGACGCATCGCGCGGACTTCCGGCCGTGCTCCTGCGCTACCAGGCGAAGCTACTCGCCACCACGGCGGTCACCCAGCTGGTGGTCTGCGAGAAGTCGCGCCGGATCGGGATGACCTGGGCGGTGGCGGCCGACGCCACGCTCACCGCCGGCTCGCAGCGCGCGGCCGGGGGCATGGATGTGCTCTACATCGGCTACAACCTCGATATGGCGCGCGAGTTCATCGACACCTGCGCCATGTGGGCGCGGGCCTTCATTCCCGCGGCCTCGGGCGTCGAGGAGTTCCTCTTCAAGGACCAGGGCGAGGGCGGCGAGGACAAAGACATCAACGCCTTCCGGATCAAGTTCGCCTCCGGCTACGAGATCGTCGCGCTGACCTCCAAGCCGCGCTCGTTGCGCGGTCGCCAGGGCTTTGTCATCTTCGACGAGGCCGCGTTCCACGACGAGCTCGCCGAGCTGCTGAAGGCCGCCATGGCGCTGCTGATGTGGGGCGGCAAGGTGCTGGTCATCTCGACCCACGATGGCGCGGACAACCCCTTCAACCTGCTCGTGCGCGACATCCGCTCGGGCGAGCGCGCGGGCGAGGTGGTCACGGTCACCTTTGAAGACGCCATTGAAGACGGGCTTTACGAGCGCATCGCCCTGACCACCGGTAAGTCGGACACCGCCGAGGCGAAGCAGGCGTGGATCGACAGCATCATGGCCTTCTACGGCCAGGACGCCGACGAGGAGCTGCACTGCATCCCCAAGGCGGGCTCTGGCGTCTGGCTCTCGGCCCCGCTGATCGAGGCGCGCATGACGGCCGAGGCCCCGGTGCTGACGCTCGAGCTGCCCGGCGACTACCTTCAGCGCACCGATGCCGACCGGGCGGAGCTGATGCGGCCCTTCATGGCTGAGCTCGAGGCGGCACTCTCGCTCCTGGACCTCGAGCCGCACTATGCGGCGGGCTTCGACTTCGCACGCGTGGCCGACCTCTCGGTGCTCTCGCTGCTCTCGATCGAGAAGAACCTGCATCGCCGCGAGGCGCTCTCCATCGAGCTGCGCAACGTGCCCGGCCAAGAGCAGATCGCCATCGTCGGCGACGTGCTCTCCTCCGTCCGGCCGCGGCTCCTGGGTGCGGCCTTCGACGCTACCGGCATGGGCTGGATCGTGGCCGAAGAGATGGGCCGGCGCTTCGGCCTCCGCGAGAACGAAGACAGCGGCGGGCTGATCTGGGCCATCAAGTTCTCCGAGGATTGGTATCGCCAGCACATGCCGCCGCTGAAGAAGGCCTTCGAAGACGGCACGCTCTGGCTCGGCCCAAGCGACGATCACGTCACCGACCTGCGCATCGTCCGCGAACTCCGCGGTGTGCCGCGCGTGCCGCCAGTGCGCACTGGCGAGAAGGGCCTGAAGCGCCACGGCGACTATGCCATCGGCCTTGCCCTGGCGCACTTCGCCAGCCGCATGCGCTGGGTTCAATACGACTACCGCGCGGTCAGCGCCCCGACCTCGGCCGGCGATGTGCCGGATGAAGCGTACGCGCCGCGCCCCTGGTACCGCCAGCCGCTCGGCGCTGGCCTGAGAGGAGGCATTTGAGATGGTGAACCGACCCCAGCTCGTCGACCAGTGGGGGCGCCCGGTGAAGCGTGCCGAGCTCCGTAAGGAGGTCTCAGCGCCGACACTCAGCGGCGTGCGCTCGCCCATCTCGGGCTATCCCGGTAACGGGCTCACGCCCGACCGTTTGGCGGTGATCCTGCGCGAGGCCGATGCGGGCGATCCGATCCGTTACCTCGAGCTCGCCGAGACGATCGAGGAGCGCGATCCGCACTACGCCGGCGTGATCGCGACCCGGAAGCGCTCGGTCAGCCAGGTGGAGATGACAGTCGAGGATGGCGGCGAGACCTCGCATGATCTCGAGATGGCGCAGATGGTGCGCGACTGGCTCGATCGGGACGAGCTCGCCGACGAAACCTTCCATATCCTCGACGCGATCGGGAAGGGCTACAGCTTCACCGAGATCATCTGGGATACGTCCATGGGGCAGTGGATGCCCGAGCGGCTCGAGTACCGCGACCCGCGCTGGTTCCGCTTCGCGAGGCACGATCTTTCCACTCCGATGATGATCGGGGAGACCGGCCAGGAAGAGGAGATGGAGGCCTTCAAGTTCATCCATGCTCGGATCGCGGCCAAGAGCGGCCTGGCGCTGCGCAGCGGTCTTGCGCGGCTCGCGACCTGGAACTGGATGTTCAAGGCCTACACCCAGCGCGACTGGGCGATCTTCACCCAGACCTATGGCCAGCCGATCCGCATCGGCAAGTACGGCCCGGGCGCCGATCAGAAGGATCAGGACACGCTTTTCCGGGCCGTGGCGAACATCGGCGGCGATTGTGCAGCGATCATCCCCGACAGCATGATGATCGAGTTCGTCGAGGCGAAAAGCATCGGCTCGTCGACCGACCACTACGAGCGGCGCGCGGACTGGCTCGACAAGCAGATCTCGAAAGCCGTGCTCGGCCAGACCGCCACCACCGACGCCGAGACCGGCGGGCTGGGATCGGGCAAGGAGCACCGCGAGGTCCAGAAGGACATCGAGACGGCGGACTGCAGGGCGCTGGCCGCAATCCTCAATCGCGATCTGATCCGGCCCTGGATCGATCTGGAGTACGGTCCGCAGAAGCGCTATCCTCGTCTTCGGATCGCCCGGCCTGAGCCGGAAGACCTGAAGGCCTTCTCGGACGCCATCGCGCCGATGATCGATCGGGGGCTTCGCGTGTCTGCCTCGGATGTCCTCGACAAGTTCGGGATGCGCGAGGCACCCGCGAGCGCCAAAATCCTCACTCCGATGGCGGCAACCGCCGCGCAGCCGCACCCTGAGACCGGCGGATCGGGCGCAGTGCCCCCGGAGAGCGCCGTTCAATACCCATTCAATACCCGACTCGGTCAGCCGGGACCACGCGCCCCCCTCCAGACCCAAACGCGCTCTACGGGCCTCTCAGAGCCTCTGGGGGTTTCGGTGGATCGGCTGCAGCAGGAGGCCGCGCCGGACATCGAGCGCATGCTCGAGCAGATCGAGGTGATGCTCGAGGCCGCAACCTCGCTCGATGAGGCCAAGGCCATGCTGCTCGAAGCCTATCCCGATCTCGAAAGCGATGGGCTTGCCGATCTCTTCGCCGAGGCCTTCCTCGCGGCGGAAGCCGGCGGGCGGGCTCTGATCGAGGCCGAGGCGGAGGAAGCTGATGGCTGAGCTCTCGGGCGTCTTCCGCCGGCCGTTCGCGCAGCAGGTCGCGGCCTTCCGGCTGCGGCTGCGCAACCTGGTATCGACGTCGCGCTGGGATGATCTGCGCAAGGGCCAGCACGATCGTGGCTTCATGGTGGCGGGCGCGCTCAAGGCCGACCTGCTGGCAGACCTCGCCACGGCGGTGGACAAGGCGATCTCAGAGGGCACCACGCTTGACGAGTTCCGCCGCGACTTCCGCGCCATCGTCGAGAAGCGCGGCTGGCACGGTTGGACCGGCGAAGGCACCGAAGTGGGCGAGGCGTGGCGCACGCGAGTGATCTACCGCACCAACATGCGCACCAGCTACATGGCGGGGCGCTATGCCCAGCTCACCGAGGGCAACTTCGCCCTCTGGGTCTACTTTCATGGCGGCTCAACCGAGCCGCGGCTCAATCACCTGGCATGGAACGGCATCGCACTCCCGCCGGATCATCCATTCTGGGGCGAGCGCTTCCCGCCGAATGGCTGGGGCTGCAGCTGCTACGTCTCGGGCGCCAGGACCGCCGCCGGCGTGCGGCGTCTGGGCGGCGATCCCGACAAGGCGCTGCCCGATGACTGGAAGTCGATCGATCCGAAGACCGGCGAGCCGCAGGGCGTCGGCAAGGGCTGGGGCTACGCACCAGGGGCGAACACGGTCGAGGAGATCATCAGGCTCGCGGGCGAAAAGGCTGTGGCGCTGCCTCCCGAGCTCGCGCGGCCCTTCCTGCAGGAGCTGCTGGAGCGGTTCGAGGACACTGAGCTGGCACGCGCCTTGCGCGAGCTTCTCGATCGGCTCGGGTAGGGAGGCGCAATGATCCGCGTCGATCTCACCACAAACGAAATCTCGGCCGCTCTGAAGCGCGTCTCGGACGCTCTCTCGGACCTGTCTCCGCTGATGCAGGATATCGGCGAGTACATGGTGAAGAGCACGAAGGATAACTTCGCCGATGCCGAGAGCCCGGACGGCAAGAAGTGGGCACCGCGCAAGCAATCGACGATGGACGCCTATGCCAGACGCAAGGACACGCCGGGTCCGACGCCGCTCATTGGCCCGACCAAATCCCTCTCCGGAACGATCAGCTACGAGGCCAGCGGCGACAGCGTCGAATGGGGCTCGAAGATGATCTACGCGGCGGTCCAGCAGTTCGGCGCCGAGGCGGGCGAGTTCGGGGCGCGTATGGGCGTGAACAAGAAGGGCCAGCGGTTCTTCATGCCGATCCCCTGGGGAAACATCCCGGCGCGTCCCTTCCTAGGAATAGGACGCGAACAGGAGCTAGAAGTCATGGAGTTGGTCGCTGAGCACCTTGCCAATGCGGCCCGCTGAAAAGGTCCTCGAAGATAGAGGGTTATTTGAATGACGGGGCGATGTATTCTGAGATCATCTGCTGTACAGTGTCTTGGTCGGCTTCGATGAATGCGCTGCGGATTATTTCCTGGACCTCTTCTGAATACGCTTCAGACAGGCTTGCTGGACGGGGGAAACCTTGGTCTTTGACTTCTAAGATCTCAAATATCGCTTCGTCAGTAAGTTCTAGTGAAGCGCTCAGCGTTTCTAGCGGCACTGTTGTGGTCGTGACCGCGGCGCAGATATCAAAACATGGGGGATCGGGTTCGAAAGGATATGGCGTACAAGGGCACTGCGGACCATCTTGAGCAAGAGAGCTCAGCGGGGCTAGCGAAACGGCAACCCCCAATATTGCTTGAGCGATTTTCAAAGGCCTTACTCCTCTGCGACTTCTCTAAAATACATCCACCAAAAGACGTAGAGCGCAAGCCAAACGGCCATGATCCCGACAGACCACTTAAGCCACAGAATCTGGCTTCCGAAATTCTCGTTGATGCTGCGATGAACGTGCGTCGCCGTGTCGCTGCCCACGTAGATCAGTGAAATGGCGTGCCTGGCCACAAGGTCACCATAGTAGATCGAGATCCCTAACAGAAACCAAGCTGGAACAAAGAGCATATATATACTTCGGCCTGCGGCTGACTTCGGAGAAACATGCGATGTGCCAATGACTGTTGCAAGTGAGCCCCCCAGCAATGCGAGAGCCCAAGTCGTGTGTTGGGCCGTGCTGTTCAAGATTGGCTCAAGTTGATCGACACTAATGTTCATTGGGAATCTCTGAATCACGAAATGAATTTCCAACTACGCGCGCTCATCTTGGCACGTTTCTCACAAAGTTCAACGGGGCGCTCATAAGGGCTGAGAATCGTCTTCACTTCGAGCATTGACGGCACTGCCGGGGCGGCGCAGGCTGCCCGCATAGAACCTCGGGTCTTACCCCGCACCACGCGTGCGAATGTATCGGATCGGCGTGCTTCGGCAATCTCGCCTCATGACCGATACCGTCCTCATTCCTCTCTCCGCGCTCGAACTTCCCGGGGCATCCGCCGCCGGGCCTGTCCCCGAGTGGATCCACCTGGTCCCGAAGGGCCGGTTCAAGGCGCGTGATGGCCGCGGCCCCTGGAGCTACCAGGACGCCGCCGCCACGATCGAGGAGAGCTTCCGCCGCAGGGCCAAGCTCCACGTCGATCTCAACCACTCCACCGAGACCGCCGCCAAGCTTGGGCTCGAGGCCCCGGCCGTCGGCTACATCACCGAGATGGAAGAGCGCGAGAACGGCATCTGGGGACGCGTCGACTGGACGTCGCGCGGCACCGAGCTGCTCAGCGATCGCGCCTATTGGGGCGTCTCTCCGGTCATCGAGTTCGACGAGCGCACGAGGGAGGTGCGGGCCATCGCGCGCGCCGCACTGACCAACGACCCCTCGGTCGCAAATCTCACACCGCTCAGCACGAAGGAGACGGACATGTTCCTGAGCAAGGTGGCCAAGTCGCTTGGCCTCTCCGAGGATGCCTCGGAGGAAGACGTTCTCGCCGCCCTGGAAAAGGCGAAGGACCCGACCGAAGTGCCGAACGAGGCACTCTCGACCATCGGCTCCGCCCTGGGCATCGAAGGCGAGGCGAGCCTGACCGCCATCCTCGCCACCGCCAGCGGCCTGCGGTCCGCCAGCACGGACCAGGGCCAGGCGCTCGCCGCGCTGCAGACCGAGGTCACCGAGCTGCGCGAGGGCAACAAGAAGCGCGATGCCGAGGCCTTCGTTGACCAGGCGATCCGCGACAAGCGCGTCGGCGTGAAGGCGTCCCGCGAGAACTACGTCGCGCTGCACATGGAGAACCCCCAGCGTGCCCGCGACCTGATCGCCGCCCTGCCGACGCTTGGCGCCAGCCCGACCTCGATCGAGCCGCCGAAGCCCGCCGACGGTCAGGCCGCGCTCAGCACCGAGCAGCGCCAGATCGCCGACCTGATCGGCGTCGATCCGGCGGCTATGCAAAAGACCCTTCGTGAAGAGGAGAGCCAGCAATGACCGCGCTGACCCAGGGCCGTCTGACGCCCCGCCGCGATGGCGACTACCGCGCCGGCGCGGTTGCGGCATCCACCACCATCTACCCCGGCGCCATGGTGATGCGCGACGCATCGGGCAACCTGGTCGAAGGCCAGACCGCCACCGGGCTCACCGGCGTCGGCGTGGCCGAGGCACTGGCGGACAACGCCGCGGGCTCGGCAGGCGATCTGACCGTGCGCTACCGCCCGGGCGTCTTCCACATGGCGAACTCGGCGAGCACCGACGAGATCGCTGCCGCCGACATCGGGGCCGTCTGCTACGCGGTGGACGATCAGACCGTGGCGAAGACCGACGGCACCTCGACCCGTTCCCCGGCCGGCATCGTCGATGACGTGGACGCCGGCGGCGTCTGGGTCCGCTTCGACGAAGCGCTCACCGGCGCCTTCGCCTGATCCTGACAGGAGACCACTTCCATGTTCATCACCTCTACCGCAGTTGCGGCGCTCCGGGCCGGGTTCAAAACCGAGTTCCAGCGCGCCCTGGGCGAAGCCCCCACGATGCGCGATCGCGTCGCGATGACGATCCGCTCGAACACCGGCGAGAACACCTACGGCTGGCTCAAGCAGATGAGCGGCATGACCGAGTGGATCGGCCCGCGTCAGATCGATGGCATGTCCGAGGCTGGCTACACGATCCGCAACAAGCACTTCCAGAAATCCGTGGAAGTGAACCGCAACGACATCGAAGACGACAACCTCGGCGTCTACACGCCCATGTTCACCATGATGGGCGAGGCGGCGGGCAGCTATCCCGAGCAGCTGGTGTGGAACCTGCTGAAGGCGGGCTTCGAGACCGAGTGCTGGGACGGCCAGAACTTCTTCGACACCGATCACCCGATCACCGGCGAGGATGGCGAGGAGACGGTCTTCTCGAACTCCGGCGGCGGCTCGGGCACGCCCTGGTTCCTGCTCTGCACCAACCGCGCGCTCAAGCCGGTCATCCTGCAGGAGCGCAAGCCGATCACCTTCACCTCGAAGGATCGCGACACCGACGACAACGTGTTCACCAACAACACCTTCGTCTACGGCGCGGACTGGCGTGGCAACGTGGGCTTTGGCGTGCCGCAGATGGCCTATGGCTCGAAGCAGACGCTCGACGCCACCAGCTACGGCGCGGCCTATGCGGCGGTCGAGGGCATGAAGGGGGATGGCGGGCGTCCGCTCGGCCTCAAGCCCAACCTGCTCGTCGTGCCGCCGAGCCTGCGCTCCGCCGCTCAGAAGCTGCTCAACTCCGAGTATGCCGCCGGCGGTGAGAGCAACGAGTGGAAAGGCACCGCCGAGCTGCTCGTCGTGCCCTGGCTCGCCTGATCCGAGGGCTGAGCCATGAGCGAGAAAACCCCTGAACGCATCGCCCTGGAGGAGACGGCCAAAGAGCTTGGCCTCTCCATCCCGGGCAACATCGGCGACGCGAAGCTCGCCGATCGCGTGGCCAAGGCGGAAGCCAAGGCCAAGAAGACGCCACCCCCGGCCGCTGTCACTCCGGCGGCATCGGGAGCGGCCCCGGCGGGGGAGAGGGACGGCCTCCCCGCCGGCACCGATCCTGCGGGCGCAGAAGCGCAATCCGATGCAGGCGAGGCGCAGCCCATGGTCCCTGACGCCCAGGCCGCAGCCACTGGCGAGCAAGCCGGTGACGACGAGCAGGCGCAGGAGCTGACCGAGCGCACCGAAGGGCGCGAGCTCGAGGTGATCGGCCCGCGCAAGGGCCGGTGGCGAGGCGGCCGTAAGTTCGGCCAGGTCCCGACCCGCATTCCGCTCGAGGAGCTGACCGATGCTGAGATCGAAGCCCTGATGGGCGATCCGGCCCTCGTCGTGCTCCTCCCCGACGTGGACGAATAATCACTGCTCTCCTGCCTCGGAGACACCTTCCCGGCGGCGCGATCCGTCACGTCGCCGGGCCTTTCTTCAGGAGCTGACCCTTGGCCTACACCACGCAAGCCGATCTGACCGAGCGCTACGGCGAGGCGATGCTGATCGACCTCACCGACCGGGGCGAGACCGCCACCGGCACCGTGGACGCTGATGTCGTGAACCGGGCCATCTCCGATGCCGATGCGCTGATCGATGGCTACCTCGCAGGGCGCTACATCCTGCCGCTCTCGGTAACCCCGGCGATCATCGGCACGATCTCCCGCCAGATCACCATCTGGAACCTCTGCATCTACAAGCCGGACGACAAGATCGCAGCCGACTACAAGGAAGCGATCCGCCAGCTGCAGCAGATCGCCGCCGGCACGCTCAAGCTCGATGCCGCAGGCGTCACCCCGGCCACCACCGGCAGCGCCGGCGCGCGGGTGACGGACCGTGAGCGCCCGATGACCGAGACGAGCCTCAAGGGGTTCATCTGATGATCGACGCGCTCACCGATCGGCTGACTGCCCGGGTGCCGGACCTTGCCGGCCGCATCGACGGCGCGGCCGAGTTCGCGGACCTGATGCAGACCAAGCGCCTCCCGGCCAGCGGCGTGCGCGCCTACGTCCTGCCGCTTGGCCTTGCCGGCCTCGCTGCCGACGCGGCCACCGGTGTCTTCCGCCAGAGCGTGCGCCGGGCGATCGCCGTGGTGCTGCTCACCCGGTCGGTGGATGCCGCCGGAGAACGCGCGCTCTCGCGCCTTGCGCCCCTGGTCGACGAGATCGTCGGTGCGGTGGCGGGCTGGGCGCCCGGCGACGAGACGGGCGTCTTCGAGCTGAGCCGCGCCAACATCATTCCGACCGACAGTGGCCTCTTGGGCTACCAGGTCGAGTTCACCATCGAAGACCAGCTGAGGATCACGCCATGACCGCGCCGAAACTCCCCAGCTCGGGTGGCAGCTACACCCGGGATGAGAAGGGCGAGCTGACGCTTGCCCAGGACCCGAAACCCACCACGGCCGCCAAAGCGGCAAAGGCGAAACCCGCCGCGAAAAGGGAGGCTTAAATGGCCCTGTACTTCCGCAAGAAGGTGCTGCTCGCCGCCATCGAGGCGAGCTATGGCTTGGACGAGGTTCCGACCGGCGCGGCCAACGCGATGCTGGCCTCGGAGATCTCGATCAACCCGATGGAGGGCTCGGACCTCGAGCGCGGCCACGACACGCCGTTCCTCGGCGCATCCGGCACCATCCCGACAGACCTGCACGCCACCATGACGTTCCGCGTCGAGTTGGCGGGCTCTGGCACCGCCGGCACCGCGCCGGCCTGGGGGCCGCTCCTCCGCGCCTGCGGCGTGGCCGAGACGCTGAACGCCAGCACCAGCGTGATCTACAACCCGATCTCGGGCGGCTTCGAGAGCGCCACGATCTACCTCAACATCGACGGCACCCTCTACGCCCTGGTCGGCGCGCGCGGCGATTGCAACATCACCGTCAATGCCTCGGCGATCCCGCAGCTGGAGTTCACCTTTACCGGCCTCTGGGTGAAGCCGGTCGCGGCCGCGCTGCCCAGTGCCGACTACTCGGCCTTCCTCAAGCCGCTCGCGGGCTCGAAGGCCAATACCCCGACCTTCACCATCGGCGGCACCAACCACGTGATGCGCAACTTCCGCCTCGGCCTCGGCAACGATGTCCAGGGCCGCTTCCTGATCGGCCCGGATGCCGAGCAGATCGTCATCGTGGACCGCAGTGACATGGTCGAGACGCAGATCGAGGCGGTCGCCCTGGCAACGCTCGATCCCTTCGCCCTGGCGCGCGACCAGGAGACCGTCGCCATCGCGCTGGCCCACGGCAAGACCGCCGGCAACATCGCAACCATCGACGTGCCCCAGGCACAGATGCAGCGCCCCTCGGGTCTGACCGAAGGTCAGGGCATCAAGGAATGGTCGCTCAACCTCGTGCCGCTGCCAGACGCCGGCAACGACCAGTGGACCCTCACCCTGACCTGACCCTGAAAGGAGCCGTCCCATGGCTTTCAAGATCGCAACCGAGCGCCGCTTCTCTGCACCTGTCCAGGTCCGCAGCGACGACTTTACCGCCCACTACCGGGTGCTGCCCGATGAAACCATCGCTGGCTTCGACTTCAACACGGCCGAGGGGCAGCGGGACTTCCTGCGCGCCTCTATCGCGGACCTCGAGGACGTGCTCGGTGAGGGCGATGCGCCGCTTGCCTACAGCGCCCAACTGCTCGAGCAGTTGCTCGGCTTCTCGGACGTCCGGCTCGCGCTGATGCGGTCCTACAACCGCGGCTACTTCGAGGCCAAAGCGGGAAACTGAAGTGGGCCGGGCGCGCCTGGGCGCTCGGCACGCTGGATGACGATGGCCGGGTCACGGTGGAGCTCAATAGCGACGCCGCCTTCTTCGGGATCGACCCGGCCGTTCTCCAGGCGGAGCCCGCACCCTCCGAGGCGGTCTGGGAAGAGCACACCGCCGTTGTGCAGGCGTTCCTCGCAATCCAGACGCAATGGAAGGTGCTGCCCCGCTTCGGCGATCGGCCCGTGTGGATCGGGCTCGATCACGGAGCGGCGGAGGCGGGCCTGAGGCTCGCCGGGATCGAGATGACCTCCGAGCAGTGGATGGAACTGCGGGTCATCGAGGCAGGCGCGAAAGCGGTATTGAACGGGGATTAAAGTGGCGCTCAGGTTCTTCGCACTCCTGCAGGCGGACGGCAAACAGGCCAAGGCCGAGGTCGATGGCCTGCGCGCTCAGACCGACAAGCTGACTGTCGCCCTGGACGAAGTGAGCGCCGAGGGCGCCGAGGCCAAGCGCGCCATCGATGACCTTGGCAGCAGCACGCGCACGACCACCACCAGCGTCACCGATCTTGGGTCCGAGACGAACAAGCTCGACACCGCGCTCGACAAGGTGACGGTCGATGGCAAGGCCACAGGCGATGCCATCCAGAAGATCGGCACCGAGACCCGGCAAACCACCTCGCTCTTTGCCCGGCTGCGCAGCTCTGCCTCCGCGACCTGGGCGCGCATCCGCGGCGGGGCGCAGGGGGCGGGCGACAGCACCAAGATCGCCGCCGGCAGCGTTGCCAACCTCACCGCGCAGTTCAACGACATCGGCGTCATGATGGCGGCGGGGCAGAACCCGCTGCAACTGGCGCTCCAGCAGGGCACCCAGATCAGCCAGGTCATCGGTCCGATGGGCGCGGGGGCGGCGGTGCGCGCGCTGGGCACGGCCTTCATGGGGTTGATCAATCCCGTGACGCTGATCACGGTTGGCACAATCGCCGCGGCGAGCGCCATGTCGAACTGGCTGACCAGTTCAAAGGACGAAGCCGAGTCGATGGAGGACGTGCTCGACCGGCTTGGCACCTCGATCGAGGACTTCGCCGATCTGTCGACGATGAGCCTCGACGACATGCGTAAGGCCTTCGGCAGCGCTGGGCAGGGTGCGCGGGAGCTGCACCGGGAATTGAAGTCCCTGGCTCTTGATAAGATGCTGCTCGACGCGTCAAAGGCGGGCGACAGTCTGGCCGATAGCCTCGACAGCGGAGTGCTGCGCCGGGCCTTTGCAGACAGCAACCGCAAACTGGCGCGCACCGGACGCGACCCGCTCCTCGACCAGATCAAGGCACAGATCGGTACTCTTGGCAGTGCCGATGGTATCGATCAGCAAATCGCCGCGGTGAAGACCCTGCAGGACACGCTGAAGGAAGCGGCCGGCGGGTTCGATAGCATGTCGATCGAGCAAAGGGCGCTCTACGACAGCCTGGCGAATATCCTGCCGACGCTGATGCGTATCAAGGCCCTCAGCTCAGCCATCCCGCAGGACGTCCGCGACCAGGCGGATGCGGCGGCGAAGGCCTATCTGCAGCGTCAGAAGGACACCGCCGAGGCGCAGTCGCAGCTCGACATCATGCGCGACCAGAACGCCGTTCAGCAGGCCTCGCTGCGCTATGGCGCGGACAGCGTCCAGGCCGAAAATGCCAAGGCGGATGCGGCGCGGCGGACGCTGGAAGAGCAGATTGCCGGTTGGAACGTCTCTGAGGACACGAAGAACGAACTGCGCGATGCGCTCGAGCACCAGCTCGACATGGAAGCCGCTGTTCGCAACACCGACCTGCTCGGCCTGTCGGATCAGGCACGACTGCTCGCCACCAACATGGGTATCGCTGCCGACGAGGCCGAGCGCTACAACGCCGCGCTGAACCAGAGCGCCGGCATGTCCGACGTGACGCCCGACGACGGCGGTCTCGGCTTCGGCGGTATCGGCTCGATCGAGGACCAGCAGAACTGGACCGGCTTCAACAACCTCGGGTACGGCAACCTCGACGGGCGCCCGCCGCGCAGCCGCACCGGCCTGCCGAAAGTGGACAAGAAGACCAAGACCCGGAAGGGCGGCAAGTCGGACCGAGATGCCGTCGCCGAGCTGATCGCCCGCGAGCAGGAAGAGCTCGACATCCTGCGCGAGATCGATCCCGTGCAGAAGGAGCTGATCCGCAACCGCGAAGTGCTGAAGGACGCCACCGAGGCCGAGCGCACGGCACTGGCCGAAGTCATCGGAACACGGATCGAGGAACAGGCGGCGCTCGACGACACCCAGGCGAAATACGATTCCTTCCGCAGCACCGGGGCGGATTTCTTCGCGGACATGGCGAAGGGCGGGGACGCGGCCACCGCCGCCGTCGCGCGCCTCGGCGACGCGCTGTATGACGCCGCGATGCAAGCGTTGCTCCTCGGGGAGGGGCCCTTCGCCTCGCTCCTCGGGGGCGGCGACAGCGGCGGTCTCATGGGCCAGCTCGCGAGCGCGATCGGGCTCGGCAAGGGCGCAGATGCGGGGGCAGCAGCTGCAGCCATCCCGGCGAACGCCGATGGCGGCATGCAGTATGGCCCTGGCGCCAGCCGCGCCGACAAGGGGCTCACCTGGATCAGCTCGGGCGAATTCATCGTCAACGCCCGGTCAACCTCCCGCCACCGGGCGCTGCTCGAGGCGATCAACTCCGGCAGCATGGGCAGCATTCCGGCCATGGCCAATGGCGGCATGTTCGGCGCCAGAGGTCGCACGGGCGCTGCTGGCCTCGCCGCGCCGGTGATCCAGACCCCGCCGGGCAAGCCGATGACCGCCAAGGTCGAAGAGGAGACCTTGCCCTCCGGCCAGCGCCGCGCCCGCTACGTGCTCTCCGATGCCGTCGCCGATGGCCTCACCGCGCCGGGCGGCAAGGGGCGCCGCACCATGCGCAACGCCTTTGGTCTGACCCCGAGGAGGCCGCGCCGATGAGTGTGCTTACTTGGCCCTCCAGCCTGCCGCGCCCGCTCCGGAGCGGTTACCAGGCGCAGAACGCCGATCCGCGCCTGCGCAAGCAGGCCGACGCCGGCCCGCCGGGCTTCCGTCGCCGCTATTCGAGCGTTGCGCGCGGGCTCTCGCTCTCGGTGGTGCTCTCGCGCTCCGAGAAGGCGCAGTTCGATCGCTTCTACGAGCAGGACGCCCGCCACGGCTCGCTGCCTTTCTGGATGCCGGACCCGGTCACCGACGGCTGGCCGATGCTCACCGAGAGCGGCGCCTACGTGCTGACCGAGAGCGGCCAGCCCATCTTGCTGTCGAAGCAGCTGCTCTGTCTCTTCGGGGATGAGCCGCCGGTCGAGACCATCCAGGGCATGAGCTTCACCATCGGGTTCTCGGTCTGGGTGATGCCATGAGACGCGTCTCCCTCAACGCCCGCACCGCCTTCGACGCGGCCACCACCTCCGAGGTCGAGGTGGTGCTCTTCCAGTTCGAGCACAGCGCGCTGCCCGCGCCGATCCGCATCTCGACGGACCCCACGGTGCGGCTCTCGGCCGACCCGCTCATGTACGGCACGCGCTCGACTTGGCTGGGGTCCAATCCCACCACCGAGCCCTTCCTCTTCGTGCTCGCCTCGGCCGAGCTGCCGGGCGACCAGGAGGACGCGCCGCCGGCGGCGCAGCTCGTCCTGGAGAACGTCGACAACCGCATCGCCGACCAGCTGCGCTCAGTGGTCCGCCGCGCGACCGTCCACATGGCGGTCGTCCTCGCCTCGAGCCCGAATGACGTCGAGGTCGAGTACCGCAACCTCAAGCTCATCTCGAGCGAGGGCGATGCCGGTGAGATCACCCTGCAGGTTTCCCGCCAACCCATCGAAGAGGAGGTGGTCCCCATGGACCGTTTCACCCGCGACCGTTTCCCGGGACTGCACCGATGAACTGGACCATCGACTATCTCGGCATCCCCTACGCCCAGGTCGGCCGCACCCGCGCTGGATGCGACTGCTGGGGCCTCGCACGCCTCGTCTAGCGCGACCTCCTGCAGGTCGAGCTGCCGAGCTACGCTGCCTCGGTCTGCGCCTCTGGCGCGGCCGACGTGGCGGCGCTGATCGGCGAGACCGCCGCCGCGCATCCGTGGCTCGAGGTGACCGAGCCGCTGCCGTTCGACCTGCTGCTCTTCCGCCGTGGCAGCTACGCCCAGCACCTCGGAATCTGCGTCGATCGGCATTGGATGCTGCACATGGATCGCACTGGCTCCAAGCTCGCGCGCCTCGCCGACAGCTACTGGGTTTCGCGGTCCCTGGGTGCATGGCGCCACGCGGAGGTGCGCAATGGCTGAAGCCGCCACCAAGCTGCTCTTCGCGCCAATTATCGACCCCGGCGCGGCCCGCCAGGAGCTTGAGATGCCTGCCGGCGGCACGCTTGCCGATGCGGTCAATCTGGCGCTGCCAGGGCACACCGAAGTGGACCGTGCGCAGCTGCGCGTCACGCTGATCAGCGAGGCCGGCGCCGCGCTGATCGATCCGCGCTACTGGGGGCAGGTTCGCCCCCGGCCGGGCGTGCGCGTGGTGATCCGCCTCGTGCCCGGCAGCGACGGGTTCCGGAGCGTGATGCTGGCTGTGGTGACCATCGCCGCCATCGCTCTCGCGCCCTGCATCGCGCCCATGATCGGGGTCACCAGCCAGCTCGGTGTCAGCCTGGTCGCCATGGGGCTCAACATGGTTGGCGCCGCCCTGATCAACTCGCTGATCCCGGTGGAGCCGGCTACCGAGCGCGATGCCACGCGCAACCGCTACACGCTCTCTGGCTGGCAGAACTCGATCCGGCGCGACGAGCCGGTGCCGTACCCCCTCGGGCATCACCGCTACGGCCCGCCCTTCGCGGCGACTTCCTATTCCCAGATCACCGGCGACGAGCAGGACGTCGTGGCGCTCTTTTGCTTCGGTTACGGACCACTCGACATAAGCGACATCCGGATCGGCGATACGCCGATCTCGGAGTTCCGGAACGTCGAATACGAACTGCGCGAGGGTAGGCCGGGCGACTATCCCGTCACGCTCTATCCGCGCCAGGTGATCGAGGATCCCGAGCAGGTAGAGCTGGTCCGCCCGCAGCCTCGAGATGACGCGGGCGAAATCATCGGCGAGGAAGGGGTGGAGACACCCGTCGTCCGCATGACAGCAGGGGGTGCCGAGAGCGTCTCGCTGGTGTTCTTCTTCCCCTCGGGCCTCATCCGCTACAGCCGCGAATACGACGAGCGGCAGATGGGGGTGTCCGTGCGCATCCGCCAGCGGCTGAACGACGGCGATGCCTGGCAGGAGGTCACGACGATCGACTTCCTGGCCAAGCGGGCCGACCCGTTCTTCCGCCAGCACACCTGGGAGCTGCCGAGCCGCGGGCGGTGGCAGATCGAGGTCACGAAGATCTCGAACGACAGCACGAACTCGCGGTACATCAACAAGGTCATGCTGGCGGGCGTGCAGTCGATCCGGCCCGAGTATCCGATCAATAGCGACAAGCCGCTGGCGCTGCTCGCCATGCGCGTGCGCGCGACCTACCAGCTGAACGGCCAACTCGATGCGGTGAACGCCCTGGTGAAGCGCTACGCCCTCGACTGGGACGGCGACGCCTGGGCGGAAGGCCTGCCGCGCAACCCCGCCTCGGCCTATGTCGCGGCCCTGACCGGCCCGGCCAACCCCTATCCCGTGACCTCGGCCGAGATCGACTGGGACCAAGTCCAGGAGTGGCACGAGTACTGCTCCCTGAAGGGCCTGAAGTACGACCGCATCCATGAGAGCGCCGAGAGCCTCGGGGACATGCTACGCGCGATCTGCGCCGCGGGCCGCGCCTCCTATCGCCACGATGGGTTGAAATGGGGCGTGGTGGTCGATCGGCCGCGGGAACTCGCCGTCGATCACCTCAACCCGCGCAACAGCTACGACTTCCGCTGGTCGCGCCAGTACATCGACCCGCCGCACGGGCTGCGCATTTCCTTCAACGACGAGACGAATAGCTACGAGCTCGCCGAGCGAGTCGTGCCCTGGGTCGGGCATTCCGGCGACATCACCCTGACCGAGGAGCTGGCACTGCCTGGCAAGACGGACCCCGTCGAGATTTGGACCGAAGCGCGCCGGCGCATGTACGAGATCGAGCATCGGCCTGACACCTTCACCTGCATGCAGGACGGTGCCGCCCGCGTCGCCACGCGCGGCGATCTGGTGATGGTCTCGCACTACGTGCTGGATCAGACGCAGATCGCCGCGCGGGTGATCGACGTTGACGATGCGACGGTGTTTGTCGACGAGGAGCTGGAGGTCGAGATCGGCGAGCAGTACGGCTTGCGCTTCCGAGTCTTCGAGGACGCGCAGGATGTCATCGGTGCCTCGGCGGTCGTGGCCGTCGAAGTCGTCGAGGTCGAGGGTGAGATTGGCCTCTTGATCGGTGGCAGCACTGAGCGGCCCGAGGTGGGAAGCCTGGTGCATTTTGGAACGCTCGGGACCGAAAGCTTGGCGGCTCGAGTTCTTGACGTGGAGCCTGGTGAAAACCTCTCGGTGCAGATGCGCCTCGCTGCAGAGGCAACCGTCATCGACGACCTGACCGACGCAGAGGTGCCGAGCGAATGGGATGGCATCGTGGGTGAGGTCATCAGCTTTTCCGCGGGCGTGCCGCTGATCCCGCGCTTTGTCTTCATCGACAGCTCGGTCTACGGATCATCCTTCTATAGCGGATCGAGCTCCGATCTTGCGGTGACCGTACGACTCACGCCTGGCTCGGGGGAGACCAGCTACATCGCCCAGTATCGCTTGCAGCACCGGCTCCTCGGCGCCGGGAGCTGGACATCGGTGCTGGCACCGCAGGCGTCCGGCGGCTTCGAGGTTGCGGGCTATGTCGATGGTGAGACCATCCAGCTCCGAGCGGTGGCGATCGCGCGCGATGGCACTGAGGGAAGCTACACGTCGATCATCGAGCACTTGGTCGGCTCGGGCGCTGAAGCGCTGCCCACCTCGCTGGACGCCAGCGCGATCACGGCTGTCGGCGGTCTTGGGCACGCCCGGCTCACGCTGGGTATCCCGCCGGGCGGTACCACGGAAGTCCAGCTCTACCGCGTCCCGGCCGGGGGCACACTCGATGTGCAGGCGCATGCTGTTGGCGCGCCTATCCCGGTTATTTCCGGGGTTTCGGTCACCGTCATCGACGGCGATGAAACCCGCGTTACACAGCTGGTCAACGGCGAGTTTTCGATCGATAGCGACTGGACGAAAGGCACCGGTTGGACGATCAGCACCGGCGTTGCAGGGCATGCGGCAGGCGTGGCCAGCAGCCTCAGTCAGGGTATCTCGATCGCGGCGGGCAAGACGGCCCGTGTGGCCTTCGCCGTCTCGGGGCGGACGCAGGGCAGCGTGACGCCGCGGCTGACCGGGGGCTCGACGGTGTCCGGCGATGCGATCAACTCGAACGGCTGGCACGCGGCCGAGCTGCTGGCGGTTAGCGGCAATAACACAGTGGCCTTCGCCGCCAGCGCGGACTTCGACGGCGCGATCGACGAGATCACCTTCTACGTCCTGACCGCTGCCTGCGCCCCGCAGGGCAGCTGGGACTACTATTTCAAACCCCTCAACAGCGACGGACAGGAGGCCGCAGTCAGCGGCCCGGTGGCCGCCGTGATCAGCTAGGAGCGTGACAAGATGCCCAGCAATGGCGTGAGATCAGTTGACCTGGACGAGCTGGAAGACCTCGACGAGCTGATCGGGAACAAAGACGGCACTGTCGGGCGGGTCTCGAAGGACACGCTGAAGCAGCCAGGTATGATCGTTGAGCGCGTCTACGACGACACGCTCTCGCTTCAGACGTCGCTTGACGAGGATCGCGGAGACGGCGCGCTCTATCAGACCAAAACCGGCCGGAATTACCTTCGCTCTTCAACTGGTCACCTTGCGACCGGTCTCGGCTTCAAGGTGAAGTACAATCCAGACCACGAGGTCAATGTTCAGGCGATGATCTCTGCGGCGGATGGCGGGGATATCTGCCTCGCGCTGCGGCGGTCGGCTTCCGAATTCCCTGGGCGTCTGATCAGGCTCCCCTCGGGTCTCTACAGTGCGGCCACCATTTTCGAGGTTGGTGATCTCGACAGTGCCCTGATCTGGGCGCATGGGGGTGAAATCACTGTCGAGGATGATATCACGTTCTTCCGCGCGGCTCCTCCGGCATGGGAAGAAATCCAGACGATCAATACAATCGACGGGGATGATTACTGGGGGCCGCGCAAGGCAATCACAGTGACAGATGGGACCGCATATGCGGTTCGCGATCTGGTCAAAGTCGTTAGTGACGATAAGCAGAGGTGCACTCGGGCAGCACCTGGAGATGGCACCGACTATCGGCGTGGATTCATGGCCTACATCGAGGCTATCAGCGGTAACGTCGTCACCCTTGATCGGCCCGTGCCATGGGATATGACGACAAAGCCCCGCATTGGACGGATGCCCAAACGTCGGTTCGCCTGGAAAGGTGGTCTCATTCGGTACGAGGAAGGTCACGATGCTGATTGGCATGGGAGCCCGATGCATCTTTATGGTGTCTCTGATCTTTCCATAGATGTGGAAATCGGGCACTCCTACAACTCTGCGATCAACGCTACCGGATGCATGGAGCCGATCGCTCGTGCGGTAGGCAAAGACCTTAGAAACGACGAATATAATGCCCAGTACGGCTATCTCATCAACAATGGTGGGTCGCAGGGTCTCCGTGCCGATATTGACTCCGGCGCAAACCGGCACGGGTTCACCACCAACATGCCTCTTGTTGCTGCCGACAGCGATGACCTGCATTTTTACGGCGCTGCATATGGTGGTCTCGTCACCGGCCAGTCAAACGGAAATTCACAGGCAGGCTTTGACACGCACCATGGTTCGGAGAACATCACTTTCGCCAGCTGCGTGTCTTCCGGCGGAACCACTGGAGGGGGTCAGTTTGTTCTTCGTGGCATAGGCCATAAGCTGATCAACCCCCAAGCCTACAACGGCAAAGACGGCATCTTGTTCTTCACCGAGGATGGCGTCACCGATCCGTCATCGGCAATTATTGAGAGTGCTAATGTCGATGTAGACCGTTATCCGCTCCTCTCGTGGGGCGAGGTAGATGTGGAGATCCACGGTGGATCGTTCCGGTCGCGGAAATATGGCCGCGTTGTATCAAGTATCGCCGGATCACTGAAGCTCAGAGGAACTGTGAGTATCAAAGCCGGAGGTCCGGCAGAGGCCAACTATTATCGTGCACTCAATCTCAGTGATTGTGCGGTCGATGCGCGCGGCGCCAAGGTGATTTTCGATCTTCAAGATGTGAACCCAGCGGCGATCAGTTATGGGGCTATTCAGGGGGATGGAGATACCGCGTGCAGCTGGATCGGCGGTGAAGTACGGACGTTTAATGATTCCTATCTGAATGCCGTGTTTTACAAGGCAACTGCCGCAACTGCGGTATGTTCTTTCGCGCCAGACGAAGTCGTGACCGAGAAGTTGGGAGTGGACCCAACTACCAATATGATAACCGGCGCTGGCGGCGTTGGGTTCACTGGGCCGGTAAAATGGCGCGCTGAAGACGGGACTGGCCGGTCTGCACACATGACACGGCAACTGGCAGGCAACAACCAGTCCGTCGATCTTCTCAGCCGGGGTGATGACCACATTGTCTGCGAAATCAACGCAACAGGCGCAGCGCGCATCTTTGGCGTGATGCCTGATGGGGTCGTCGCTGGGCAGAAGGTCACTTTCGTCTCATCGACCGCAGGGAGTTGGGACATCACCTTCCAGGACGGCGCAGCTTACAACATGGAGCTTGGCGGCTCTGACGTTGTTCTTTCTGCGTTGGGCTCCTTGACCCTGGTCTGGCTCGGGTCGACCTGGATGAAGGTTTGA